TTAACGAGGATCAGATGCCTGAGTCATACGGAGGTACTAAGTAATGGCCCATCCATCATACGATCCTTACTCGCCTGTCTCTTGGGACATTGAAGGACATGGCACTGTCTATGTAGATGACATGTACTTTGATGACTCCTATCTAATCCACTTGACACTGGATGAGATCACTCTTGAGCCTGTGTCTGGTGATCCTGATGAGACAAAACTTGAGCCTGTGTTCTGGTTGTCTAGCAAGGACTTGGATGTAACCAAGGAGTTAAGCGAGAGTGAGTTGATACCCTACTTAAAGTAACGGAGGTTACTATGTCATATGTAAATATGAACGAAGAAAAGCAGTACTTGCTTATGCAAAAGATCGTAGACTACATTGCTATCCATGCCTATGATATCAACCCAGAGGTAGGCGATGAAGGGTACGACAAACTCTATGATGATTTGTCAGGGCCTATACGCTCTGCTCTTGAGCATGAGTTTGGTAGCAAACAATTCAACGGTTAGTTTCTATAGCCTGAGTATGCTTCTGAACTGCTCAACTTTAAACGGAGAAAGAAATGGATAACAATATCCTTAGTGTTTTAATTGCTGTACTCAAGTTCATCGAAGTCAACGAGATCAAGACTGTTGCTGATCTTGAAGACAAGTTTGGAACCAATGTAGTGTCATCAGATACTAACGATGAGCCAGTTCTTCAGTGGAACTACTGCATCAGTGCTGAATCTCTTAATCGTTACCTCAAGGATAACAAGATTGAGACTCAGTTGGAGTGGGACAACCACGCTGATGAGGTCAGCAAGTGTCTGATGTGCGATGACATCGACGGCTTTGCAGATATTCGCAGTAAGTTGGATCAGAGACAGGAGTACAAAGAACTCCTCGACTCTATCTATCACAGTGTAGATGAACTGGTTTCAAGTGCTGAAGATATCAGGAGCGAAGCAGACGTATAACATGTTAATTATTAACAACGGAGAATCTTATGCAAACAAAACAACAGGTAGTTGATGCACTCAATGAGATCACAGGTGGTCTATCACAGACTACCAAGATGCCTGAGAGTTCCTTCTCTATCCCTGCCAAGCATTGCAAGGTAGGTAGCCAACTGAGGGAAATCAAAGGCTCTGTGTGCCATGAGTGCTATGCCATGAAAGGCAACTACAATTATCCCAATGTCAAGAACGCCCAACAGAAACGATACGAGAAACTGTATCATCCTCTGTGGGTTACAGCCATGACCATGCTTATCCATATCAAGGTTAAGCACAAGTTCCGGTGGTTCGACAGCGGTGACATCGACAGTGTGCAACATCTGCGGAATATCATTGAAGTATGTAATGGTACTCCGCACATACAGCACTGGCTCGTTACCAAGGAGAAGCGCACGGTGCGTCAGTTCCTTGACGAGGGTGGTATAATTCCAGAAAACCTAGTAATCCAGATGTCTGGTTACTTTGTTGATGGAGACAAGGTGAAGGGTTTTGATGACTGTCAACAAATTACCCATCACTTAGTGCATGCCGACAGAGACAAGGCACGTGGTCACATATGCCCAGTTGAAGACGGCAAGGGGTTCTCATCATGCGAGGAATCAAACTGCTTTGCATGTTGGGATCGTGATGTTAACATCGTAACAAGTGGACTACACTAGGAGTAACCAATGAATGAACCATAAGAGAATCAGACCACGTGTTAACTATCCTATCATGCGTAAGGGTGGTAAGCACATAGTCTCACGCAAGTCCATCCGCAAGGATGGGAAGAAAGAAACTGAGAAAGAAAAACAGGAGTATCTAATTGAAAGAGACAAGAGTAACTCTGAAATGCAACCGAACCGGACAGGTAATGTCTGGAAGGGTGATTGCCTACAGAAAGATGAACACTCCCAAGGAATCTCAGGGACTATACCTAGAGTTAGCCCCAGATAAATGGCGATGGTTTAACCTTTCTGAATGGAGGCAATTATGAGAGACTTTCAACGCAGTAAAGTGTACGATTGGGAGTACCATTGTCTACGCGATAGCAAGCGTAACTTTGATCTCCCTGAACTAAGCCAAGTCCAAGAGTTTGTTGACATGATTCTTGCTGAACGTCGAAACAAACTTGAGGTCAAGGCAGTGCAGACCTACAGGAAAAATGCTGTATGGGCATGGGCTAAGTATGACCCACCACGTATAGAACTTCCTCTAGGTTGGGGTCGCAAGAGTGATATCATTCTGCATGAGGTATCGCACCACATTGCAAGAGATATTGCAGAAGGCCCCGCGCATGGCACATTGTTTGTGTCAGTGTACATAGACCTGATAAACAGGTACATGGACATAGACACAGATGTGTTAGTTCGTTCTTTATCAAGGTACAAAGTCAAGCACAGTGACATGTACTTGAGGAGGCTTCAAGATGATTGATGCATTTGAAGCCACACAGGACGTAGAGAAGTTAGACTACGTTGCTGACCTTGAGTACATCGTAGCAGAGAGACTCGGCGTTGATGTTGAGGACTTAGAAAGATGTCCTAAGTCTGTATACGATGCGCTACTTAGATACTTCGATTCACTTATGTAATATTGAGGGGGCTTCGGCCCCCTTTTTTTTGTCCATATTCTTCCACCTATATTATACCATACGTGTCAACCCCCCCCCTCTCAGGGTAAGGACGGTGACGGTCAACTTAGCCTACCCTGTACCACCCTACCAGTCCACTAGAGATCGTTCAATACAGGCCATTACAGGGCCTCTCACAGCCTATTTCTGAAGGCATTGTGCAATTCCCCCTCATATGTAGCAAGTATCCCCAACATATTCCTTTCCACAATATATCTACAGTATTTGTTGTAGAACTTCAGCGACATCTCCAAATCCTCCGCTATGTCCTTGCTCCTCTTGCTCCTCTTCCCTGTTCCCTTGCATGTGAAGCACACAATCTGTTTAGTTCCTGTACTCACCCATGTTTTTCCATTGCACGTGCCACACATGTGGTCTGCTATGGATTCTCGTATTGCAATCAGTGCCAACTTCCACAAAGCGCCATCACTCAGAACCTTGGGCGCTCTCTTCCTCACACGCCTCACCAGTTCATGGGCTACTGGCCTCATGTTGCTCTCGTCATTGGCGTACTTCAGTCTGACAAAGTTAGACGCTTCCTTAGATATCCCTGCCAACACGTAGCATATAACTTCAGGCCTTACCCTTGGCCTTTGGTTTAGTTCTGTTGTTGGAGTCAGGGAGCATAAGTTCTCCGCCGATATCCTTATACCCATCAATCAATCCCCCTTTATTTATTATTATTGTCGTAAACCCAACAGCCACACCGCTCTTCACATCCTGCGTGGTGAACCTGTACACAGTCCACCCATGCATCGCCGCCAAGTTGTACTTCTCTAGGTCACGACTGTACCCCACCCCTCTGGTATGCCTACCTCTGGAGTACACCCCTCCCTCAATCTCAACCCCCAACATCAGATCGACCCAAGCAAAGTCAAACCTGAACCTCCTCCGCTCCAGAAATGCATGCTCTCTCTCTGGAACAGGGAGGCCACAGGCTACACACTGACTAAGAAATAATTCCTCTCCTTCACTCACTTAAGAAACCTTTAGTAATCTAAAACTGATTGTGATTCTGGGTAGTAATTATCCCAGAACTCACTCCTGCATCCCGGCTCCCTGTACTCACGAGTCCTTTCCCGAACAGGGTAATTATAATCCTTAACTTTGTAGATTTTTCCTTTGTTTATTAAAGAAATAGTTTTGACAGACACGTTGAACATCTTGGCAATCTCCCTGATCTCTAACTCACACTCCCTCAGTTCAATCAATACTTCCTCTGCCTGTTCGTTAGTTAACTTCATGGTAATCTCCTACGATTGGGTTGTATCTAAGCGATGCCATTCCCATAGCACCATCCTGTCTGAACCTCTGCTTCTGAATGTGGATGTCTACCAACTTGGAGTCAGGGTCTGACAGGTCACGGTAGATCACCACACCTGAGTCTGACTTGTTCCTCCAGTGTGCAGAACCTGAGATATCCCACAGGCTAGGCACTGGGTAGCCTCCATCCTTGTCACGGTACATCTTGGCAGGGTGGGCAACTATCCACAGGTGTATGCCGTACCTTCTGGCGAACTGTCTCGCCCTCTTCAAGCACACTCCAATGTACTCTGTCTCAGAGAACGCACCCCTCGCACTCTCCAACTCATTCCACGGATCAATCACCAAGCCCCTGATCCCATGCCTCCTGACCAATCCCCTCGCTGTCTCCAGTATCTTCCCCAGTGTCCACTCTGCATCATCCTCTGGCAGTATCCAGTGGAAGTGTTCCTTCACCCAATCCTTGGCGTAGTTCAGTTCTTCCTTGGTCATGCGTCTTGTAAAGCCCTGTCTAAATGGGGCCTCAACATACTTCTCCATGATGCGGGACATGTGATCCTCCAGTGGCTGATTCTCTGGCGAGAAGATGGCGAACCTCCATCCATCCTTCTTGGCTATGTTCACCATCATAGAATCAATCCAGTTGGACTTGCCACTGCATGGTATACCTGTCACCACAGAGAAGCATCCCGGCCTGACTAGGTAGTGTTTGTCGAGACACGACCAACCTGTAGAAATTCCCTTCTCCAATCCGTTGTCATACAACTCACCCAACTTGTCGGACAGATCACTGGCTGTGAACGTACCCGCTATGGGGTATGGCTCCGCATGTTCGATGCACTCAGCCAACACCTTCTTGCCATGCTTGACCAGTACATCGTTGGCATCCTTGCAGTCTTCAGGCCATGTCACCCTACTGCATACCTCTTTGCCAAGTCTACGTGCCAGTTCCTCTTGCAGTCTCTGACCGGGGGCATCGTTGTCCACCGCTATGATGTAAGTCCTGCCCTTCTCCACTCCGTTGATACGTGACTCGTTGAGGAACTCAAACTTGGATGAGTAGTTCTTTGACTCAACGGATGGCGCACCATCAGGAACACTGACACATTGCTTTATCCCCGCCTCATACAGAGATAGTTTGTCCATCTCTCCCTCGACAAAGATAACAATCCCATCCTCATCTGAGATATCGTCAAGCCCATACAGTATGCGCTCTGCATTAACCTCAGACCTGAACTCCTTGGAGCCTGACCTGTACTTCACGTTCACCAACTCACCGTTGCGGTAGTAGGGAAACGTGAGGGCCATCTTCTCCTCCTCAGACTGAGGCATGTACACCTTCTTCATGCCAACACCACAGTCTATGGCTGTCTCCTCTGATATGCCTCTCTTGTTCAGCCACTCAATCGTAGCCTTTGGCAGATCGCTCTTGGGTACAGGCTCTGGCTTTCTGAACTCAGGTTTACGCCAGTGTAAACCAAGGCTGTCATCAGTACCCGACAACAGGCTACCACTCCAACCACAGTGGTGACACAACCAAATCTTCTCATCTGTGTTTACTGACAGACACTTGGCGTTCTTCTTCCGCCTGTCCTTACTGCACTTAGGACAAGTGGTTGCAACCTGACCGCCTGTGCCAGTGAACTTGATACCAAAATCTGAGTAGTCTTTCATGCTTGGAATCCTTTTCTTTTTGGCTTGTTGTTTCTGAGTATGCCGTACAGATATTGCTTGGGATCAGCGGGTCTTTTCAACAGCACAATGCCTATGGCTTTGGCTACCTCATTCTCGCCATTGTTCTTGATTAACTGGCCCAATACTGATCTGGAATTAGGCCCTGCTAACTGCTCCCATACATCCCAGATACTGTTGTTCACCATATGTATAGATTCTATTACAGATTCTGTGTCATCTGACTTGACAGGGGGTGTCATCTCATTTGACAGGGTAAGGATTCGGTACATGTTGCTTCTCTGTCCATTCTCCCCCTTCCTGTGTTCAAAAGATATGTGTCCTTTATCACGTAACTTATTGATAATTAAGTTAACATTCTGTCTGGACATTCCCGCTCTGTTAGCAAGGTATTTTTGTGAGGGCCAACATTCTCCTGTCTCATCATTAGCATTGTCTGATAGAAGGATAAGAATCATTTTCTCAGACGTTGTGAGGTCAAGGTCTAGTGCCTTGAGTATTCTTCTTAGGCTCATAATTTATCCTAAAAAATTAGACGAACTTGGGATTATACTAAATCCACATGATATAATCAACCAATGAAAAGCAGGAAGTACATGCAGTGGGTAGCGGAACACCCATGTATTCACTGCGGAACACACCCTGTCCAAGTCCACCATCTAAGAAGCAGTTCTCTTGGGGCAGGCATGGGCAGAAAAGTTCCTGACTATTTCACCATACCAGTTTGTCAGCAGTGTCACTCGGACTGCCACTCTCTGGAACACGACAAGGAGACACAGTACAGATGGACGTTGCAGATGATAGGGAAAGCGATGGAGTGTGGCGTACTAAAGATGTCTTAGTATCCATAGAGATTGAACACGATGGCGAACCGGACGATGAGATTATGAGAGCCATAATTTCCCAAGAGTTAGACCACAACATATATGTCAACAACAACGTTACGTATCGGGTTGAGGTCAAGAACATAACCTTCATGGATAAACTAAATTGATAGAAGACAGAGCAGTGGAGACACTGGAAAGAATCGACAAGGTTTTTGAGGATGACATATACCCCAAGTTGCTTTTCGTACACACAGAGATGGGGCCTTACAAAGAAATGTTAAGGGGGGTGTTCATAGAGGGAGCAACCGTAGGTATGAAGGAACTATTCAAGGAGATATCAGGTGAAGAGGTACGTGATAAGATCAGAAGACATTAAGTGGAGATGCATAGATGCCGTCACTGACATAGACCTAGACGGTAAGAAGCAAGAAGTCATAATCAGGGAGCATAAAAATAGTCGTAGCGTGGAGCAGAACAATCTATTCCATGCTATAATTAGGGCCTTGGCAGAAAGCACAGGACACAGCGTAGAAGAGATCAAGGAGTATGTCAGTCAGGAGTATCTTGGTAGTGCAGAATACACAGGACTCGACGGCACACCCAGAACCAGAGTACGCAGTACCTCTGAACTTGATGTCGAGGAGATGTCGGGCTTGATCGAAAGGGTCAAGCAACTAGCAAACCAACTCAATGTACGAATGGAGCATATTGAATATGGATGACATGACTGAAGAAGAAATTCAGGAGATGGAAGGCCAAGAGGAATACGAGCAGACCGTAGCCCAATGGCAACAGTGGGAGGAAGAACATGTCGGTAAGTAAACGAGACTTCCTCAATGACTTGGTTAAAGAGAACGACCTCATAGTTAAGGAGGACATCTTTAACCTTGAGCGAGGCGGAAAGAATATCCCTATCATCACAAGGACAGGGATTGAGAAGATACAGTACGCCAACGATATCAAGGTATCGTTTGAACTGATGAGCGTACCGCCTCAGAAAGACTTTGCAGTTGTGAAAGCAGTTGCAACGAAGGGTGACAAAACCATTGAAACCTTTGCCTCTGCGTTGTTTGGCAAAGGAAGAGAGGGGAATGTCACAACGTTGTATGTCGTAGAGATGGCAGAGAAGAGAGCGTTGTCACGTGCTGTACTCAAACTATCCGGCGCATACAAGTATGGTGTTTATGGTCAAGATGAATCAGAGGAATTTAAGAATGGCTAAGAAGAAAGTAGCAAAGAAACCCGCTAAGAGAATAGCGAAACAGATCACTGATGAGCAAAGGGAGTTACTTCTAAAACTTATCAACAGTTCAAGCGATGTTCTTAGAGATGTTTTAGAGGTTGGATCAGCGATGGCTAATGACTGTCTGGAAACTCAATCTGCTATACATAATCTGGCAAAAGAGTTTAACTTCAAACAAGAACACTATTGGAGTCATTGGAAATGAGTCACTGGTATGACAAGGAAGGCAACCCGCATTACGAAATTGAGGGCAAGACAGGTATGCGTAATACCACCTTGCGTGACGCTCGTAAACATGATTGGGTTCCTTCCGTGTCTACCGTTTGGAAAGATGTGGTTGCCTCTCCCGGTTTGAACAGATACTTTCAAGACCAGTTGTTTGGGTCAATGCTAGAATCAAGACAGTTCTGGGATGAAGAGGAGTCAGCGTTCAAGAAGCGTGTGTTTGCATTGTCCAAAGAGCATTCGATAAAGTCTGCTGAGAGAGGGACGTACATGCACAACCTGATTGAACAACAACTACTCACTGGAAGTTGTGGATCACAAGACCCAAACGAAATACACATGGTCATGCAGACTCTCGCAAAGATGAAAGAAGTTTGTGGCGATCAGGACTGGAAGGTGGAGAAGTCATTCGCTCACCCAATGGGGTACGGAGGTAAGATAGATGTGTACTCTGATGAGTGGGTGGTTGACTTCAAGACCAAGGAAGTTTTGGATGAAGGTAAGAAGCCTGATGTGTACGACTCTTATGGTGTACAACTGGCGGCTTACAATCACGGGATAGGTGGAGGCAGGAAACTCCTCAACCTTTTTGTATCGTTTTCTTCTCCCGGTTATGTAGCAGAACACCAATGGGAAGAAAGAGGGAGGCTGTTTAGTATGTTTGAAGCGGCCTTACAATTATGGAAACTAACCAAGAGGTATGATGCTAGATGGCAAGCGTAAACAAAGCGATATTAGTGGGTCACGTTGGCAAGGAACCTGAGTTCCGCGAGACTAAATCGGGAGACACAGTAGCGTCTTTCTCACTGGCAACCAACAGCGGTTACGGTGAAAACAAGACAACCGATTGGCACAGGGTTGTGTTCTTTGGTAAGACTGCCGATGTAATCAAGCAGTACGTAAACAAGGGATCACAAATCTATGTCGAGGGAAGAATTGCTAACCGTTCATATGAGGACAAGGAGGGAATCAAGAGGTACGTAACAGAGATCACAGGGTACACAATGCAGATGCTAGGAGGTGCAGGAGGAGAGAAGCACACCGCTGATGTAGTCGAGAAGGGAGAGGATATTCCCTTCTAATGTAAGGTCATTGAACTATGACCTAGCAGAGCATATGAAGTATTCATTTGCTAGATACTGCTACCGTAAGTCGAGAAAAGACTCCTCAAAAAACTGGAGCGATGTATTCAAAAGTTTTTGGGGAGTCTCTCTTGAAGAGTACATAGAGTACGCAATCAAAAAGAATCTGAAAGACGATTACGAGGAACTTGAATGTCATTTTACAGAGAAGTAAGGTTTTTTAAACGGTCACAGGGAACAAGGACTGTGATCCTTCAGCAATATCCAGTGATCATAGATATCGGGGCCATATGTTGGGCCAAGAAATCAAACAGAAAGCAGGAGGTACTAGCGCAAGACATGGCATCCAAGAGTACCTTCAAGGACATCACCGTGTATGAGATAGGCCTTGCCGATAACAGCAAGTGGATCATCCCAATGTCTGAGATAGCCAAGTTGGAGATCGAAGTAGACGAGGGGCCTGTCACGTTATGAACGAGTATCAAAAGTTTATACACAAGTCTAGGTACGCCAAGTATCTGGATGAGCAGAAGCGCAGGGAGACATGGGAAGAGACAGTCGAGCGTTACGTAGACTTCTTCCAGAACAGAACGTCCATTAATCTGGGGCCTGTGCGTGATGCCATCATTAACATGGATGTCATGCCTAGCATGAGGTGCATGATGACTGCGGGTAAAGCATTGGACAGGGATGCAGTCGCCGGATATAACTGCTCGTACCTTCCTATCGACAGCCCAAGAGCATTCGATGAGTGCATGTATGTTCTCATGTGTGGCACAGGAGTTGGCTTTAGTGTGGAGCGAGGCTACATAAACATGCTACCTCACGTAGCAGATGAGTTCCACGACAGCGATTCGGTTATCGTTGTAAGGGATAGCAAGATTGGGTGGGCAAAGGCCCTCAAGGAACTGGTCAGCCTGTTGTATGCGGGGCAGGTTCCCACATGGGATGTGTCCAAGATCAGGCCTGCGGGTGCTAGGCTCAAGACATTCGGGGGCAGGGCATCAGGCCCAGAGCCACTGGAAAAACTGTTCCGGCACTTTGTCAGCGTGTTCAGGGGAGCATCAGGCAGGAGACTAAACTCCATAGAGTGTCACGATCTGGTGTGCTTTATCGGGGAGTCAGTGGTAGTCGGTGGTGTGCGTAGATCAGCCACTATCTCGCTGTCCAATCTGACTGATGATCGTATGCGTCATGCCAAGTCTGGTCAGTGGTGGGCTGAGAATCCTCAAAGGGCTTTGGCGAACAACAGCGTATGCTATACAGAGAAGCCTGACATGGGTGTATTCCTGCGTGAGTGGACTGCCCTGTACGAGAGTCGCAGTGGGGAGCGTGGCATCTTCAATCGTGAAGCCGCAAAGAGCATGGTTCCAGAGCGCAGAGACAGCGACTATGAGTTCGGTTGCAACCCCTGCTCTGAGATTATTCTCAGGCCAAAGCAATTCTGTAATCTGTCGGAGGCTGTATGCAGAGAGGGCGATACGCTTGAGGACATCAAGAACAAGGTAGAGATCGCCACTATCATTGGCACTCTACAGTCCACGTTAACTGACTTTAGGTATCTGTCTCCCGCATGGAAGAGGAACACTGAGGAAGAGAGACTGCTTGGCGTTAGCCTGACAGGTATCATGGATTGCCCTGTTGTTATGAACGCCAGTGCAGATGAGTTGGAGTCTCTCAAGACTCACGCTATCAGGGTAAACAAACAGTGGGCAAAGAAACTTGGAATCCCAGAGAGTACCGCCATCACTTGTGTCAAGCCGTCAGGTACGGTCAGCCAACTTGTGAACAGTGCATCAGGGATACACCCTCGCTACAATTCACACCTGATTCGGAGGGTTCGCAACGATAAGAAAGACCCTCTATCACAGGCCCTCATTGACTCTGGAATACCGCACCACACTGACCCATACAATGCAGAGGCTTGGGTGTTTGAGTTCCCTCAGAAGTCTCCCAAGAAGTCTCTGACCCGACATGACCTGTCAGCCTTGGAGCATCTTGAGATATGGAAGAGATTCTCTATACACTGGTGCGAACACAAACCGTCAGTCACTATCTACGTCAAGGAGCATGAGTGGGTAGAGGTAGGCGCATGGGTGTGGCACAACTTTGATATTGTATCTGGCGTGTCCTTCCTGCCTAGCGCAGACGAGGCTCACTCGTATGAGTCTGCTCCCTATGAGGACTGTGATGAAACAGAGTACAAAGAGAGAGCCAAGCAGATACCAAAGGAGATTGACTGGGACTTGATCCTTGAGGAAGAGGACGTTACCACTAGCAGTCAGGAGTTTGCCTGCACAGGAGGTGCTTGTGAACTGTGAAACACAATGAACGTATCTCTAAACTTCGGTGAACAGGTTGTATGTAAAACTTTAGCAAAGCAAAGGTACGAACTGGCTAGAAAAAATGGCAGACCGGATCAACAGATAGGAAAACAATCATCAGAACAAACTGATCTTGAGGGCATTGGCGGGGAAATAGCCGCAAGCAAAGTATTAAATGTATACCCAAGCCTGATACTTGAGCCTGACTCTGGTTGGGATATTAAGTATAGAGGGATAAAGATAGATGTAAAAACAACAAAGTACAAAACTGGAAAATTAGTTGCCAAGTTAAACACAAGATCGGAAGAGGTTGATGTTTACCTGTTGGTAACAGGAGTGTTTCCAGATTATATCATAAGGGGGTTTGCCTTAAAAGATGAATTACTATCTGATAAAAATATAAACGACTTGGGGCATGGGCCGGGGTATACATTAACTCAAGATAAATTGCGTCCTATAGATGAACTATACACCTAATGGCTAATTCCCCTTGGCCTCTACAAGAGAGCGACATAACTGAGAGCCTGTGTACCAAGTGCGCTTTATGTTGCGAGATTGAAATCAACCCCAGTTGGAAAGACCCAAGGAAGATGCAGTGGTTACATGCCATAGTAGAAAAGCATGACCACATTGAAGCCACAGAAACTGGCATCAAGATTAGATGCTCTCACCTAGTAGACAACTACAAGTGTGGCATATACGAGGAGCGACCTCAAATGTGCAGGGACTTTAACTGTGTCGCATGGGCCAAGGTCAGTAACAACAGGGAACAGTACAACAAGGTATTGGAGATCGCTAAATGAACCTTCTTATAATTCCTGATGCACATACCAACCCAGACTATGACAATGAGAGGTTTACCCATCTGGGTAATTTCATTGTGGAACACAAGCCAGAGTACATAGTATGTCTGGGTGACTTTGCTGACATGCCATCGCTGTCTTCCTATGACAAGGGAACCAAAGGCTTTGAAGGCAAACGTTACAAGAAAGATATACAGAGTTGTATTGAAGCCCAAGAGAAACTTATGGAACCGTTGAGGGCGCACAACGCCCAGAAGAGGAAGAACAAGGACAAGCAGTACAAGCCCAAGATGCACATGTGTCTTGGCAACCATGAGGATCGCATCAGCAGGGCGACTAACTCTGCGCCTGAGTTAGATGGAGCCATTGGTATCAGTGACCTACAGTACGAGAAGAACGGATGGAAGGTTACTGCATTCAAGTCAGTACTGACTGTAGCAGGGATATCCTTCAGCCACTACTTTACCTCTGGCATATCTGGAAGGCCCATCAGTAGCGTCCACCTTGGCTTCACGCTGGTTTCTAAACTACACTGTAGTGCGGTACAGGGTCACACCCATTTGTACAACCATTCTGAACAGACGAGGCCTGACGGTCAGAAAATATTCGGTCTTAGTGCCGGATGCTATAGTCACCCCAAGTACTCTGAGAACTGGTGCAGAGACACTGAGCATCAGTGGTGGAGAGGAGTGATTATGTTAAACCAACTAGATGGTGAGGGTTACTACGACGAGATAGTCGCCGTTACTCAGCGGAAACTGTCGAGGGAATATCAGTAATGGACACCACGCAACCGATGGGGAAGGCAGTTATGCCAAAGTAGTTGCCCTCCGCATCCTTGGTGTTGGCAATCTTCAGCACCCTTGAGTCTTTAACGATGAGGTATCCGACAGACCAAAAGTTTTGCGGCTCTATCTCATCTTCTTTTTCCCACCCTGCTGATGCGTAGATGTCTAACCATTCTACGCATACCAATCTCACAGCGTCCTCT